ATATGCTACAGATACCTTGTTGGCACTTCAACTTCGTAAAGGGTGACTGGACCTTTGTTGAACCTGCTGATGGCACCAAGTTCTTCTATAAGCAAATCCTTACTGGTGATGCAGCCGATAACATCAAGGGTTTGTTTCGAGTTGGTCCTGTGAAAGCAGATAAACTCTTGGAAGGGTTGACTGAGGAGAAAGAACTGTATGAGGCTGTAGTTAAAGCCTACGATGGTGACGAGGGTCGTGTCCTAGAGAACGCTAGGCTGTTGTGGCTTAGACGCTATGAAAATCAAATGTGGGAACCACCTAATGACTAAATATCTAGCCTTTGTTTTGTTTGCACTGACTATCCCCTTGGCTAACTGGTTCATCGGTAATATTGGTACAGAATGTATCCCTGATGGACCTTGCTTGATCCCAGTTGGTTTTGGCCTTATGGCCCCTAGTGGTGTCTTGTTTATTGGATTGGCTCTAGTTCTTCGGGACTGGCTACAAGAGCTGTCTAACTGGAAGTGGTCTATCGCGGCAGTATTGTTGGGTGGTCTGCTATCCTTGCTTACATCCTCTCCTTTCATTGCAGTAGCGTCCGCTGTAGCTTTCGTCGTTGCAGAGTTGTTTGACCTTGGTGTCTATACCCCGCTGCGTGAAAAAGGTAGACATATTGCAGTCCTAGCGTCGGGTGTTGTGGGTGCATTTGTAGATAGTCTGCTCTTCGTGTGGATTGCTTTTGGGTCTGTAGAGTTGTCCTTTGGTACTGCTGTAGCCAAAATCTATGCAAGTCTTGCTGTTGCGGCTTACCTCTATTGGAAAGTGAAAAAGAATGAAAGTCGTGTATGAACTGGATGTGGAGTGTTCTTGCCCTGTAGATAACAAGGGGGATATGTATCAATGTACCCTCACTTCTACAAAACCTATCCCTGTAGAGAACATCCTTTCTGTAGTTGCCAAACACCAGCAGTTGAAAGTCTTTCAAGAGGTTTTAGCAGAATCTCTCTCAAGAGAACTGTTTTGTAATGTCCGTCTTGTTGGTTATCACTCTGGGGTGAGGGTAACTGTGGACGCATGATCCACTACCACGGGACACCAATCACTAAGAGGGACCCAAACCTAACCAAGTTGGCAGGTAGAGAGTTTTGTGTTTCCTATGCCCAACCTCAAGATGCTAAGTGGTGCATGGAAAACGCCCAGAGTGTTATGTGGGACAATGGTGCCTTCTCCACTTATACAAGAGGTTTGCCCTTTAACAAGATTGGGTATGTTCAGTGGCTAGATGACAAGAACTGGGGGTGCAACTGGGCTGTAGTTCCTGATGTGATTGGAGGTTCTGTAGAGGATCAAAGGTCTTTTATGGAAGACTGGCCGTACCCTGACCACCTATCTTGCTATGTTTGGCACATGGACTTGCCTCTTGAGTGGTTGAGAGAGTTGGTGGAGAACCACTCTAAAGTCGCTTTTGGTTCCTCTGGTAAGTATTGGAAAGTCTTATCTCCAGAATGGTCAGAAAGAGCCGATGAAGCTTGGGAAACCATTGATAAAACAGGAACGCGGCCTTGGGTACACATGATGAGGGGGCTTAAGGCTGCTGGGAAACGGTGGCCTTTTGCATCTGCTGACTCTACAAACATTGCGAGAAACCACGGGAGCCACAAGGTGAAGAAGTGTACAAAAGAAATGGCTGACCGTATAAATGCTGTACAAAGCCCGCTAAGGTGGTGTAGTAATGAACCTTAGAGCAAGAGCCATCAAGAATGGTTATCGCTCTGGCCTTGAGGAGAAGGTCGCCAAACAACTAGAGGAAGCTGGGGTTCCCTACGAATACGAGAAACTAAAGGTTCCCTATGAACTAGCAGAAACTCGTAGGTACACTGTAGACTTCCAGCTTCCTAATGGGATAATCATAGAGACCAAGGGACTGTTCAAGACAGAGGATCGTAAGAAACATCTTCTGATCCAGAAGCAGCACCCAGAGTTAGACATCAGGTTCGTCTTCTCTAATGCTAGGGCCAAACTCTATAAAGGCTCTAAAACTACATACTCTACTTGGTGTGACCAGTACGGTTTCAAGTGGTCTGATAAAGTAATCCCTACAGAATGGATCAATGAATGAAAGACTACATCTTCTTTACCTTTGGAGCCTTGTTTGGAAGATTGTCTGATCGGGCATTCGAAAAGGTTTCTGATGATTACCTTCTACTCCAAGAACAGAGGATCGACGACGAGATTGAAGATCGTATGTCTGATCTAGGTATGACCAAGATCACTATCTTCCACGTCAATGAAGGCCCTATCCACCGCGATAGTATCCCAGACGATGAGGATGTCCCTGATCGGTGTGAGTGGTTCTTGGAAGTGAAGTGCCTTGTGAACGATGAGACTGACCTATCGGATACTGCCTTGTGGTTTGCAGACTTCAATGAGGCTTATGATATTGTCAACCACTTCTATAAGAATGTAGAACCAAAGGTGATCTTTGTATGACAGGTAAAACAGTTGTCGTGTTCTCTTGTGCCCACACTGACCCTTCTGTAGGTAATGAGAGGTTTACTTGGTTGGGTGAGTTCTTGTATGACCTCAAGCCTGACTATGTGTTCGACTTGGGGGATGGTGCTGATATGCGTTCCCTTAACACCTACGACACACGATACCCTCAAGCCATTGTATCTCAATCCTACCAAGCAGACATTGAACACTACAATGATGCAATGGAACGTATGCGCTGGAAGATACGACATAACAAACGTAAGCAGCCTACGTACATTGGGTTTGAAGGCAACCATGAGAACCGGATCAAGAAGGCCATAGCACAAGACCCCCGACTAGAGGGTTCCAAGTTTGGCATCTCATTCAAACATCTACAAACTGATCACTGGTTCGATGAGTACCATGAGTATCACAACTCAGCACCTGCTGTAGCTGACTATGATGGTGTCTCTTATTCGCACTACTTTAGTTCTGGTAACTATGGTACAGCTACATCAGGGATGCACCATGCCTATAGCATCATCTCTAACAGGAACCATAGCTCTACTTGTGGACATAGCCATAAGCGTAGTCTGTACTTCAAAGACTCTGCCCACCCTCGACCTATCATTGGTCTTGTAGCTGGTTGCTTTAAGGGTGCTGAAGAGTCTTGGGCGGGTCAGGCAAACACTGAATGGTGGAAGGGCGTAGTGATCAAACGGGAGCTTGATCAAGGTGTATATGAACCAGAGTTTGTATCTATGAAGAGGCTACAAGAAATCTATGGGTAAACGTTCGGACTTCCCAAAGGTAGCCAAAGACTTCTATGCCACGATAGACCCCAAGGCAACAGAACCACTTATCCCTTTCATTAGGGGTAAGACTTACGCAGAGCCTTGCTACGGCAATGGGGACTTGGAAGACCTGCTGATGGATGTAGCTATATGCCAATGGCGTAGTGACATTAGAGAGACAGTTTCTAGTTCTAAAGTTATGGATGCTCTGTCCTTGACTAAAGAGCAACTAGAGGGTATCGACTTGATTGTAACTAACCCACCCTTCACTAGAACTGTCCTGATGCCTATGTTAGACCACTTCATTACCTTGAAACCTACTTGGCTCCTACTACCTGCTGATCTGATGCACAATGTTTACTTCGGTGAGGCTATGCGTAGGTGTTCTAAGGTTGTGTCTATAGGAAGACTAAAGTGGATCAAGGATAGCCCACATGCTAGTGTAGATAACTTCTGCTGGTACTTCTGGCCGCAGCATTCAATCCAACAAGAAACAGTGTTCAAAGGAAGAACCAAATGATGGAACTGATTGACTTGGAAACACTAAAGTACTGGGATCCTCGTGACATGGGACCCCGTAAGACACCTACAGAGATGGTTAAAGAGTACGCTAAAGTAAGTGGTCAAGCCCCTGATGTGAAACTCTATGACAGACTTATTGATGAAGAGTTTGGAGAGTGGGGAGCCGAAACAGAGTGTACTCCCGGTTTCAATATTGAGGGGGAAGACTACAACCCTGCTGCTGAACTAAAAGAACTGGCAGACCTCTTGTACGTCATCTACGGCTATGCTAATGCTCGTGGGTGGGACGTAGAAGAAGCCCTAAAGCGTGTCCATGAGAACAACATGGGGCGTATGTACCAACCGGATGGAACCACTCAGCGTAGGGCAGATGGTAAGATCGAAAAGAACAAAGCCTACCCTAAAGTAACCTTGGAGGACCTTGTAAAATGAAATTCTTTATGCCCCTCTTGACCCTCCTCTTCATTGGATTGAAACTGACAGGCTACATTGCTTGGTCTTGGTGGTGGGTACTCAGCCCCCTCTGGCTTGGGTTCACTGTTGCCTTTGTCCTCCTCTTGGTGATCCACCTCACTACTAAAGCACGGGTCAAATGACAGTACAAGAACTTATCAACAAGCTAGAAACCATCAAGGACAAGACTGTACCTGTCGTGCTGGTGGCATGGTCTATCCAGAACCCCCTATGCGCCAAGGCTGATGTAACCACAAATAGGATTGTGGTTCAAAACCACCGTGTCGCAATCATCACAGACTAAAAGAACCTAAAGAAAGAAAAAAGAACAATGACTGGACCTATTATCCCCGTTGCTATCTGGGCTGATGAAGTTAAATATCGTCAAGAGGGTGAGACTTATGGGCAGAAATGCGCCCGAGTTGCTGAAGCCTTGACAGATGATAAAGATCACTATGTTAAATTCAATGAACTCTTGAAAGAACAACGTTTCCTTCCGGGTGGCCGTGTGCAGAGTGCAGCAGGTTCCTACCGTAAGGTGACTGCCTTCAACTGTTTCGTAATGCAGAAGGTTCCTGATAGCCTGCTTGGCATCATGGAAGTAGCTACAGAAGCAGCTAAGACTATGCAGATGGGTGGTGGCGTAGGTTACGACTTCTCAGGTATCCGCCCTAAAGGTGCCCGTATCAAGTCCCTTGGGAGCCAAGCATCTGGGCCTGTATCCTTCATGGGGATCATGGATGCAATCTGCAAAACCATTGCTTCCGCAGGGCACCGTAGAGGGGCACAGATGGGTTGTCTTCGTGTGGACCACCCTGACATCATGGAGTTCATTACTGCTAAGGCCAATAGCAGCAGCCTTACCCAGTTCAATATCTCTGTCTTGGTAACAGACAAGTTTATGGAAGCCGTTAAGACAGATGGGTCATTTGACCTAGTGTTTGAAGATAACGTGTTCGATACCGTCCGCGCCCGTAGTTTGTGGGATGCGATGTTGCGTGTGAACTGGGACTGGGCGGAACCGGGGGTTATCTTTATCGACCGTGTAAACGAGATGAACAATCTTTACTACATGGAAGACATCTCTGCGACCAACCCCTGTGGTGAAAAGCCTCTACCCCCTTATGGTGCTTGCTTGTTGGGCAGCTTCAACCTGACAAAGTATGTCTACCGTAATGGTGCAGGTTTTTCCTTCAACTGGCCTTTGTTGCAGCATGATGTTCCCTATGTTGTTCGTGCAATGGACAATGTGATTGACGAAACTATCTATCCGTTGCCACAACAAGAAGCAGAAGCCAAGAACAAGCGGCGTATGGGGTTGGGTGTAACTGGCCTTGGTAATGCCCTTGGTGCCCTCGACCTTCGCTACGGTTCTAAAGAAGCTACAGACTTCACCGAGAAAGTGTTGCAGGCTATCGCTAATTGGTGCTACATGGCTTCGGCTTCTATTGCTAGTGAGAAGGGTCCATTCCCTGCTTATGATGAAGAGAAGTACTTGAAGTCCAAGTTTGTGGAGAAGCTTGACCCTACAGTGAAGGCGATGATCCAGAAGTATGGTATCCGTAACTCCCACCTAACTTCTATCGCACCCACTGGGACGATTAGCTTGACTGCTAACAACGTTTCATCAGGACTTGAACCAGTCTTTTCTCTTGCGTATACTCGTACTATCCAAACTTCAGATGGCCCTAAGTATGAGAAGGTAGAAGACTACGCCTTCCGTGAGTGGGGAATTGAGTGTGTTACCGCAGATGAAATCTCTGTTATGGACCACGTCAATATGCTCACATCTGCTCAGAAATGGGTAGACAGTGCTTGCTCCAAGACTTGTAACGTCGGTGATGAGGTTACTTGGGATGAGTTCAAGAATGTCTACATGCAGGCTTGGCTGGGTGGTGCCAAGGGATGTACTACCTTCCGGGCATCTGGCAAACGCTTTGGTATCCTGAACTCTTCAGCATCAGAGGATGTTATTGAGGCTAAGGAAGAAGCAGACGAGACTGTTGTAGAAGGGGGTGCTTGCTATATTGATCCTGAAACTGGGATGCGCAGTTGTGATGTCGTCTGATGCTCATCTATGAAGCATACAACATAAAGAACGGTAAGTCCTACATTGGGCTTACCACCCACACATTAGAGAAAAGGAAGTCCCAACACCTCCGTTCTGCTAAGAATGGCTCTAAGATGCACTTTCATAAAGCAATTAGGAAACATGGTCCTGAGTCTTTTGAATGGTCTGTTTCGCTACTTTGTAGTGACCTTAAAAAACTGCAATCTTTGGAGCAACTTGTAATAAGTCTTTATGAAGATTGGCAGATATACAATAAAAGTTTAGGAGGTGAACACTCTGCTTTCGGTATGCGCCACACAGTGGAGACAAAGGCTATCTGTAGTCATTATGCCCTTAGACGGTGGGATGACAAAAGAGCCACAGATTTATGGCCAGAAGAGTGTTTTTCTCTAAAAAGCTACAAAGAGGCTAAAGCCTTGTGCGGTATCCCTAAAACAACTTGGTATCGCACTAGGAAGCAAATGGAGTCGGATCATGTTCTACATCCTCACTCGTGACGATTGCCCTTGGTGTGATAGAGCCAAAGAAGCACTTAACA